TTATTCTACTGTCCATACGTTCCTCTACAAATGGTTAGAGCAGTTGGTCAGGATACATTCCAACCAAAAATTGGCTTCAAGACAAGATACGGTATCGTTGAGAACCCATTCTCACAAGGTACATCTCAAGGTCTTGGAACTCTTACACGTAACAAGAACCGTTACTACAGAAGAGTTAAGGTTGCAAACCTTATGTAATATAAATATCTCGTTCGAGATATCAGAGACTCCTTCGGGGGTCTCTTTTTTTATGTCAAAAAGTAAAGCTTGACAAATAATATAATCCAAACTATACTATATACATACACAACCGATGAAAGGGGTCGCCCTGATGAATCGAATTTATAGGAGAAAAACCATGGTTATTGATACCATCGCAAAGTTACAAGAAATCTGCGATAGAATAGCAGAAACTGGACTTGCAGAAAATCACGAGATTACAATTGAGTTACTACTCGCAAAACACCTGAACGGAGATTATATAATTCCCCCTGTACATTGTCAAAGAAACCACGAAGAGCATTCACAAGACCTTCAGATTCAATATGAAGAAAGAGGTGGTCACGTAGATGGTCTTGGAAATAATTTTCACATAGCGGTTCCAACTAAGAACTTTGATGTTATTTCGGAAGATAGAGTAACTTTCTCATACGAAAAACTACTTGCATACCTACAAAATGGTAATTCACGTAGAGACCTATGGGATTCAAATTGCCCAGATAACTATCTACCACCTAGTGGTAAAGTTCAATTGGTTATCAAACCATATGATAACTATGTCAACATTAAGTTAGATTATGACTTAATCGACAACAAAAATAATGCACAACAAGGAAAAGATGAAATCTATGGTGCATATCGCTCACACAATATTCACAAGAGTGTGAAAGGATATATAGCAACTGGAAAAATAAGTCGTGTATTAAAGTTCTCTGTACCAACTGAAAAGACAGCATTTGCTAGAGTTGCAACTGTAAAAGATGAGTTAGTATGCTTATCTAATGTAAAAGATTATGACACAGCTTGGTCTCTTTTTGGAAAAAACAATGGTAACAGACCTTGTGCTCTTTCTGCAGCAGTTCTTCTTCTTAAAGATAGAAATAGAGAAGATAATGTAAAAGAATTCTTTAGTAGAGTTCTTGAGGAGGGTTTTAAATATCATGAAGACCGAATTGGATATTTCACAAAGGTCTTCCAAAGATTTGATGTTGTATACAATACTATGGATTCAACATTTCAAAAAACAAATCTTGATAAGTTCAGAATGACTCCAATTGAAAGAATTATCTGGGAAACTTTTGAGATACCTAATCTTTCTAAGCAAGCAGGTGGGGATCAGATGGTTCCTCGTCTTAGTTACTTTGGAACTGGTGCACAATATCAGTTCTCTAATCCAAAGAGAATCATTTCATTCTATCTCTATATGATTCTTAAAGGACTTGACAGTAACTCTGCATACCTTACAGAAAAAGGTAAAACTATAGCAGGGACAAAAACAAAGGAGAAAATGGAAGTCTTTGGTGGATATTATGAAAAGAAATCAAAGGTTGGTGGTGTAAAAACAGTCAAAGTTGAATCTCCATATGATGAAATCATAGAGAGCATATACGGTGATGAATAATTAAGGGGGGCAACCCCCTCTTTTTTTGTTAACATTTCCTAACAATAAATATTGTTACAGGAGGTAAAGACAAATGTTACACATTTCCATAAATTGGGAACCACCAAAAATTCCAGAATTTGATGCAGAAATTCATAATCCAGAGAAGGTTTTTGCCCTCCTGTGTTATCGTGGAATACATTATGCAAAATGGGTGTATTTAGACGTAATGATGGAGAGTCCTTCTTGGTTTCTAAATAATCCAAGGAAAGATGATACTACAACTAACACCTAATTCACATCCCATCCTACATCAAAAAATAAAAAAATGTAGTGATGACCTAAATCGTCGTGAAATATCTCAAATTCTTGAAGAAAATATGAGATATCACGATGGTGTTGGTTTGTCTGCAAATCAGATTGGAATAAAGGAGAGAGTTTTTGTTATGATGATTAATTATGAAACAGAAGAAACAATAACTTGTTTTAATCCTCGTATTATAAAATCATATGCGGGAAAAGTTGAAATGGAAGAGGGATGTTTATCTTTTCCAGATAAATTTATAAATGTTTATAGACCAGATCGAATTGTTGTAAAATATGAGGATGAAGATAAAAATGAGCATAAATTAAAATTAGAGGGATTTTCTTCAAGAGTATTTCAACATGAATACGATCATTTGCAGGGAATTGTTTTTACCGATCATAAATAATTAAAAATCCTATGACTCCTCAACATACTAATATTTTTATATTGCCACCTTTTAATGGGCAATTTGTACCTCCAAGGTATAACACAGATGAGAGAGTTGGATTAACAACTGAGATAGGTTCGATAATTTTTAACACATCATCAAATAAATTACAGTGTTATGATGGGTCAAATTGGAATGATTTATTCTAAATAATCAAAAAGATAATGACAGCATTTGCAAAACAAATAGATAATCGCAATTTTCTTTCTGGTGTTGGGTTTAAGTTTAATTTGACTAAGTTTCCAAAGGTTGACTTTTTCTCAAATTCTGCTAGAATACCAGAGTTAAACCTTGAACTTACTCAACAAGCATCGTATTTAAAGAATATTGATATACCTGGTGAGAGATTAACCTATGGTGATTTAACACTTCGGTTTTTAGTTGATGAGAACATGGAAAATTACATATCAGTATATAATTGGTTGAAGGGTTTAGGATTTCCAGAATCTACTAAAGAATTTGCAGACCTCAATAAAGATGAAGAGGGTTTGAAAGATCCAAAACAAGCATTTTGTGATGGAACTCTAAGTATCCTAAACAGCAATTATCGAGAAGTTGCAAGAGTTAAATTTAAAGATTTATTTCCAACCTCACTGTCATCTCTAGAATTTGATGCCACAAATACAGATGTGCAGTTTTTCCAAGCAGAGGCAACCTTTAAATATACAATCTATAATCTATCAGCAAGTAATTAATGGATCTTGAAAAAATTCAGGAGATGTGGGAAAAAGATTCTCATATCGACCCTGATAATTTACATGATGAATCACTAAAAATACCACAACTTCACTCAAAGTATTATACTCTCTACAATACAATTACTTTGATGAGGGAGAAGGCAAGAGAACAATATAGTAAAGTTAGACTTGAAAGATATAATTATTACACAGGTAAAGCACCTGCAGAAGCATATGTAGAAGAACCATTCCCATATAAGGTTCGTGAAAAGGATGCAATTCAAAGACATTTAGATGCTGATGATAGAATGAATAAAATTGATATGAAGATTAAATATTATGATACTATGCTTAAATTTTTAGAAGAAATTATAAGAGCAGTATCAAATCGAACCTATCAAATTAAAAATGCAATTGAATGGAATAAGTTTCAAGCAGGGTTTGGATAATATAAATACCTCAGAAGAATTATTAGTACAATGAAACCTACACCAAGAGAAGCAAAATTAATTCACGAGAAGTATGATAAAGTCGTGAAGCATTTGATTGATGAAAAGTATGCTGTAGATAAAGAATCAGCAGATAAGATTATCTCAGGAATGAGTCAAGACTGGTACGATACAATCGCAGAATAATGAAAACATTTAAACAATTTAACGAAGGATTGGGAAAACTGGCAGTGAAAACTGGTCTTGCTATCACTGGTGGTATTGTTGCTAAAAAAGGTCTTGATAGAGCAAAGCAAAATTTTGATAATTTTATAGACAATCAAAGAGATCAAGGTATTGGTGGAAATACAAGACCAGGTTCCGATAAAATATATTATGGAGATAAAAAGAAAAAACAACCATGAAACATATTATTAATCGTGCTGATATTATCGGTGGTTTAAAGTCAGTAGAACTCGCAAAGAAAAATCCTCAGTATTATCAACCTGGTGTAGGTGTAACAAAGGATTTTAAGTTAAAAAAGTAAGATGAAAACTTTTGAACAGTTTACAGAGCAGTATAAACAAAATCCTGGAGTATACTCACCTGGATTCGCTTTTCCTATTAAAAAAGGTGTTTCTAGAAATGTAATGTCGCAAGATAATACAACTAAAGATAAGAAAGCACAAATAAATTATCCTGAATTTCAAAAATTTTTAAAACAAAATATAGGGAAACAAATCTGGCAAAGATTCTCACCAAGTAATGAGGTTGAGTATCTTAATAGAGAAACAATGAAGTTCCAAAAAGATAAACCATCTAAAGGAACTAGAGCAATGAATCCTAATATTAAATTTTTACCGCCAGGATAGGTTTCAAAAACACAGCTAAATAATCCTATATGATATAGGATTATGGCAAATTTGATTATATCAAAGAAGAATGAAGTTCATCTTCATATTGAATCTGATATACATGTATATTATGAGTTAGCTGACTACTTCACCTTTGATGTACCTGGTGCAAAGTTTATGCCAACTTATAAAAATAAGTATTGGGACGGAAAGATAAGGTTATTTAATATTCAGAACGGACAGATATATGTTGGACTTTTAGATAAAATCGTACAATTTTGTAAAGATCACGAATATACATATCAATTTAAGGAAAACGAATACTATGGTTTACCCTTTGAGGTAAATGAAAATATATCAAAAGAAGGGGTCAAAGATTATGTTACATCAATATCAAAGTATAAACCTAGAGATTATCAGGTTGATGGAATATATGATGCCTTAAAATATAATCGTAAACTATTGATATCTCC